AGTTGGTGAAAGAGGGCCGGAATTAGTTAATTTACCTAAAGGTGCTAGAGTTCATAGTAATAGGGATAGTAAGAAAATGAGTGGTGGTACTGTAGTAAACAATAATGTTAGTGTCACTATTAATGCTAAAGATACTTCGGATGCTGAACTTAGAAGAATAGCAAACCAAGTAGGAAGCATGATAACAAATAAGTTAAACAGAACAACTTCTTCTAGTGGATTTATGAGGTGATTTAAATGGGTTATGTGTATTTAAAACTAGGAAGCCATTCTTCAAGTGATGGCTTAACTCAAAATGTAATAGAATTAAAAGCAAATTCAGTTGCTATATCAGTAAGTAAAACAATACCTTCTTTTGAGATTCCTTTATCAGCATACGCTACGGGTGAATCGCAAACGCTTGCATTGGATATAGGAATGGCTTCTAAAACAGTATCAATTAGTGGAATTATATTAGACCAACAAATTAATCAAACTCATGATGGTGAGGAGAACGACAGAACTTTTACGGCACACGAAGTAGCACAACTTATTGCTTCGGGAGTAGATTCTTCATATCTTCAAACAAATCAAAGACTGAATGAATTAGTAGTTTTGATACCTTCCTTTGTTGATTCAAACTATGTTCAAAGAGTAGGAATTAATACGACAGATAGAGCAACAGGAACATTAGTTCCATTTACTTTTGCTGCTAGAGGAGGAAGCGGAGAATTAGATAATATTGGAACTGCTAGGCGAGTATCAACATTTCCCGATGTTAGTACCGATACTGGATTGACAGGATTCATTAGGACTTTTTCTTGTGATATGAGTTCGGAAGCATATGAATTAACCTTTACTTTAGAATTTGAAACGGCAATTGTTATTCCATAGGTGATAATATGTATGATGTGCTTATTGGAAAACAACGGGGATTAATTTTTCCCGTCATGTGTAATGGACATGTTAGAATAGATTATAGTGATAATGTTCCCAATAATGATAGTATAGGATATGGTATTTTTGGATATGCAGGTTCATTTACTTTTGAATCTATCATTACTCCTTATGACATAAATGGCTTCGGGCAATACTCGGCAACATCAAGACCAACAATTAACCCTACACAAAAAACAATGCCTACTGTTATATTCAGTAGTGCGAGTAGTGCTGATTTTCAAAGTAATGAGTATATGCCAATTGCTAATAGGCTAGTCCATGAGATGAATATATTTTCTAGCACTAACTTTACAATATCATTAGTAAACTCAACAGTTCATAATGAAAATCAACCTGCTGAATATAAAATTAAAACCGTTTTAAAAATAGGAGGAACGGACTACACAACAACTACTGATGCAACAGTAATTAATTCTAGTCTTGGAGTTGGATTTATACATGGTGGAACTAGTGCTTCTAATGATGGTTTTGATAGAGAAGGCAGAGTGACACATGTTGTTGGTGGAACTACTGATGGTTCTAATAGCACTACAACAGTTCCGGTTGCTTCTACTGCTAAATTCCATGTTGGTCAAGAAGTATTTACTAGAAGCGTATTTACATTTACATCTTTAGGAACTATTGCTTCTATTAACTCCGGTGTTAGCATTGTTCTAAATACTGCTCCATCTAGTAGTATAGGTAGTGGAGTAAATATATTTATTCACACTTATAAAGACCCTTCTTATATAAATAATCAAACTCATGTAGCGTGTAGTTATAACGATATATCTAAACAAGTTAGCATTTATTTGGATGGTATTTTGGTAAAGAAAAATATATTATCAATAAGTGGTGGCTTTTCTATGGTACAAGAAGACTACTACATAGGTGCTTCTAGCAACAATGCAACTGGAACAGAAAGTGCTATTGCCAATAAGCAATTCATGGGAGAAATGCACGAAATGAGCATGATAGACCAAGTAAAAAACAAATTTTTAGTTAATAACTTATTGCCTAACCTAGACAGTACTTTGTTTTATTTTAGATTTGAGGAGGTAGATGTATGACAGAAGTTTCAACAATAGTTGCCTTAAGTAAACCAACTACTAATCTAACTAAATCTACTACTACTGCTACTTCCGGTAGTGAAACACTACCCATCGGAGATACTAGTAGTATTTTAATAGGCATGAAAGTTAGTGGAACAAATATAGCCACCAATACAATAGTGACGGCAATATCCGAGAATACCAATATAACCATGAGTAAAGGTGCTACTGGTGCGGGAGCAACAGGAACTATTACCTTCATTAAAACGGCTTTTGATACTCCGACAAACCCCGAACTTTGCGTTAGTACTACATCAACATCAGTTGATACCTTTGGTGTAGTTGTGGCGGAAGAGAACTCCGGCACTGTTACATTAACATCAGTAGGTAGAAGCACATTAGCAAATTGTAATGTTGCTCAAGGTAGTGATATTGTGTTTTTATCAAGTGGAAATACCAACAACTTATATGTGGGGCAATCTGTAAATGGCACAGGTTTTACAGGAACACAATCTAGAATAGAAAGAATTGTTTCTAGCACTGACTTTATTATAAATGAAAAAGCAAGTGCCAATGCTAGTAATGCTACTTATGTTTTAGGAGTAGAACACTTGAACCTATCAGTGACAGAAGGATTTAGAATAAAATGCTTTGATGACTTAACAAACACAGGGGTTAGATTGAATAGTATTAATTTAGATACTACCCATTTATTTGTTTTGATACACTCCGATGATGAAAATAAACATCATTTTGCTAAGGTTTCGGAATTGTTTACTGATGATATTAGCGAAGATTCATTTGAATTTAGACCCAAACTAGGAAACGAAATAGGAAAACATGTTAAGTTTAAGTTGTTTTCAACTCCTATATCTAATAGCATAACAGAAGTAGCGATAGGGTTAGGAATAAAAAGCACATTATCCCCATCAGTTTCTTTAGCAAGACCATTATTTTATTTCTTTAATGAAAACCTAGATAAGAAAAATCAATTAAACCATAATAAAAAATATAATTTGATGTATAGTGAATTAGATTTCATAAGTGCCGCTACTGACACCTTACCAACCACTAGTTTTTTTACTACAATGCCCGACTTTGGAACAGATATAATTGATTATGGAAAACAAACTCTAAAGGCAAGACTAGTAGATAATTTGAAAACACTAGATAATCCTTCCACGCATACAAGTAATGAAGAGTATAGCACATTACTACCATACACACCATTTACAAGTGATGCTTGTTTTATTAATGCTAGAAGAGATGATAATGATACTATAACTAATAGTGCAAGTCAAGACTATAATGGGCCATATAGGTACTTATCTTATGGATATTCTAAAGATAGTGCTAACTTATCTTATAATGTAATAGACCAAATTCTCTATGAATCTATGGGGGCAAAAGGTACTTTAGCAGAAGTTACAATTGGCGACCCTTATAGAATACTTAGCAAAAAAATAGGTGACGAAGAACCACTTAGAATAAGACACCAACTCTTTACAGGGGATTTTAATGAGTTTAAATCCATCAATGCTACAATAACATCTAATCCTTCGGGCAATATTTATGCTACAACAACAGACCATGACTTAGTAAGTTATTTGAATGTGGGTGATGAAGTTAGAGTGGGAACAAGAATAGTTGTTGTTTCAAGCATAGCCGCTATTAGTGGAAAAACCCAAAACATTACATTTAGAAGCGAGAATAGATTAGAAACAGAATCAATATTTACAACAGATTCTTATACATTAGCAAACGATAGTGTTCTTGAAAGACGAGCATATAATTCAACAGATAATACTTTACTAACTGATTTTCCATTAGTAGCAAATAGGCAAAGCACACTGTATGTAAAGTTAATTTCAAAAGAATTTAATTATTTATATGCAGGTGTTAGTGCTATTGATGTAAATAAAAAATTAATTACTTTATCTTTTTCAAATAAGGGCTACTTTGATGCCACAACAAAAAACATGTTAGATTATATGAAAGGACAATATATCATATTAGTAGAAAAAATGACAGGGGAAATAGAAAGAATAGACCACTATAAAAAACATGGTCTTACTCAAGTTAAGTTAGCGGGGAGAAGTAATATTAGAAAACTTATCTCTCCTATAATATCGAAAAATACTTTATTTTCCCAAGATGTTATTTATTCAACACAAAGCCCATATAATAAATTAACAAGTGCAGGGGCTAATTTTAGTTGCACTTTTGGTAGTGATACTCTAACTGCTTCGACAAGTATAACACTAACGGCGGGTACTCAAATTCATTTAAAATATGCTTCGACAATGATGAGTTATATTGGGGAAATAGCCACTACTGCAACAGGAACTAGTTTTGATTTAGTAGATAAAGCGAGAGCAGAAGGAACAACCTTAGCAGGATATAAAGAAACAAATAAAAACTATGTGTTAAATAAAGCATTAGCAACTAATCCGTTTGTTAGTTCAACTACTAGCCTAAGCGGTGCTTCCAACAAAGGATTGTTCTTTAATTCGGGAGTAAAGATTACTTCAACAGGAACAGAAGGAGATGCGCTAGTAGGTAGTAGTGCGAGTGATAATGAAAATGCCGTAGGTTATTTTATTAGCGATGTTTCTAATATGAAAAGCGATTCTTACTTCCAAGCGATTTTAGAGGATGAGAGTAGTAATGCTGAAAGTTTCGATACTATAAACACTTTAATGGATTTTGAAGTGGTTAAGACAGAATCAGCAGGCGAAAATAAAGGAACTTATGTGACTATTGCTCCTTATATTCCGCTAACATTAGGTAGGGTCGATATTAACTATGCTAATACCCAAGACACTTTATTTGCTAAGAATACTCTAGGAAAAACACTTCACGATATAACTAATCATGCAAGAAAATATATAGATGTTGATAGTGACGAAGCCTTATCAGCATTCAACCATATTAGAGGACAAAAAAACCTACATGGTAAGCCTATATATGTTGGCGGTAAATTTTTAGCGAATATTATTTCAGTAGAGAAGAGTGTTGAGATAATTGTTTCAAGCACTTGGACTTCGGGAAGCCCAAATGTGACTGTAAGCACTACCGGATTATCCGAAGGAATGGTTTTATCGGGAGATGGCGATGTTGATGATGAAACAATTGTTTCTTTTTCTTCTACAGGAATAGTGCTAAGTGATAATGCTGATGGTAGTGGCGCACAAACAGGAGATATATTATATTCATTACCTTCAACTCTTGCTAGAATTTATCTTGATAGAAGTGTTGGTTTAATTACTTTACATTGTAAACTTAACTCTAATAAAACATTAAGTGGTTTTGACACCACAAATATATTTGTTGGTATGAAAGTAGTCGGTACAGGAATAAGTGCAACTGTTATTTCTATTGATAGCCCTACCACAATAACAGTGAGTAATAGTGCTACTAACTCTAATATAGGGGTTAGCGTAGTATTTTCTTTTGGTACTGGAACTATAATAGATAGATTAGAAGGACACCATAACCAAGATGCAACTAGGGAAACTTCTAAATTAACTCACGAATTTAATCTATTGAATGCAGGTCATTTACATGGGGCTAAAAATATTGCTTTGATGCACCCTGTATTGAACTTAACAAATTCTTACAACCCTACTAGCATTTTAGACTATAAAATGGATGGCGAGCAACCGTACCATCAAAGGGTAGGGGGTTCTCATTATTCAGCAAATAATTTAGATGCTGCTAAATTAGATGAGTTTGAAACTTATCAGTCTAATTTTGGTGCTTCAAATTATAGACTTATGAATATTGAGAAAGGCAACTATAATAAATCCAAAGTGCTTTACTTTGATGGAGAACCTACTAAATTTTATGAGGACACCCCTAGCAAAATAAGATATTATTCTAGCGGATATAGATATAATGCAGGATATTATACAGATGGTTTTCTTCAAAACAATATAATAGGAACAGACATTTGCGGTATGAACATTATAGGGCAAGGGGAAATTGAGACATTCAATGGTGGTTCAATAATAGATGTGGAAGTACAGCAAGTATTTGGTAGTATTACTAGTCATCTTGATGATGTTTTTAGATTAGGGCAAAAAATAGTTGCTGCCGGAATACCCGATAATACTTTTATTGGAAATATAATCGGCTTTGGTAATAGCACTACTACCGACATACAGGTAAGGCTAACTAATCTTAGTGCAACTGCCGTAAATGCAACGGCTTCCGCTACTGTAAATTCTAAATATTTTGCGTTTGACAATAAAAGATTAATAGAATCTAGAGGGTATTTACCTAGCATAGGAGATAAATTTTATGAACCTAATGTTCTTGAAACCAAAAGCGACTCTATATTTAACATTTCTAATTATAAAGAGGGGGGAACACCAAATGTATATTATTCTCCTAGACCTTATGCACAAAACTCTACTAGTGGTGGTGCAAATCTTAGAAGTCTTCATCAATTTAAAGATAAGTTCGAACAAATAGACCCTAAAATAGCGAGAATGTTCTTATTCAGTAATAGTGATTTATTACCCTATTCCTCTAAAAGAAAAGACAGTTTGTTAAATAGGTCTAAAGATAGAAACATTTCTAATTATTCACTATTCACTATTCTAGAACCAACTGCCACTTCGTATTCGGAGCCTAAAGAAGCAATAAAAGGAATAACTACTAGCATAACAAACTTAGATAATTCTTATGTCAATCATGGCATAGTTTCTGTTAAGGATGATAAAAAAATAAATGAATTGAAAAGATTTAGTATTATGAGACTAACTGAAATAGTAGTGGATGTTTTTTATAATCAATTTGACCCCGAAAATATTCCTTCAAAGGATAAAAACATTGGATTGATTGGTTTCTACCCATTAATTCATTCCGAAAATGTTGTTGATTCTAGCAGTAATCTCTTAAGCATAAGTTCTGTTAGTAGTAAAGTGATTAATACTATTAATGCTTCCACTGGTAGTGCCGTTAATGCCGACAATGTATCTCCTAAAGATATAATAGTAGATAAGGCAGGTAGATTTATTGGAGTTGTTGCTTCTGTTGGTAGTAATGCAATTACTCTTGTAGCGAATGCTTGTAGAACGGGATTAGCCGCAGATTCAACAGGAGACTATTATTCTCCTAGATTAAATAATAGGGCGGGGGGTTCTCCGATAGGAACTTATATGGGTCTGCGTGTAATCCCACATGCTTATTTAGAGCAAACTCACAATGTAGAATATACTGGCACTGTTTCTAATGGAAGCCCTACCATGACTAGTTTATCATCAATTGCGAACTTGTTTGTTGGTATGAGAATAAGAGGTACTAATGTGCCAAATTCTGATAATTCTTTCGTTATTACTAGAATAAAAAGTATTGATAGTGCTAGTCAAATAACTATGACTCAAAATGCTACGCCCTCAAGTGGTACGGCTAGTTATACTTTTAGAAACGAGTTGGGAGCAGGGGTATTAACAGGATATAATTCCGAAAATGATTTTGTTGAGATAGACGGTACTATTAATTTACTACAAATGGTTACTATGCGTGGTTTAGCGAATGATGGAACAGGCTATCCTAATAACTATGTTTCAGCAGGTGCGGGAGCATTACAAGGCGGAGGTAATGGGGCAAATAGAGGAAACAACGATAGTGGATATGGTGGAAATGATGCTACTTATAGTGACACTTCTTTCGTTACAAGAAAAGGAAGTAGTGGTTCTCCAATTGATTCGATAGCAGGGCCGGTTGTAAATAGAGCAGAAGACTGCGCTATGTTTTTACCGTTTGGAATTACAGGGGCTACTAATAATTCTTACTACTCTTGGATGGCTACAGGATTTAAAAGTAATCTCCCCACTATGCCCAATCTTCAGTCTTATTCAACCAACTATAGTAGTTTAATATCCAAACAGATGTTTCCTCTTTTAGGAGAATATCTACATCAACCTGTTGCTACTAATGTAAGAACGGGAAGTTCTGCTGACACAACTTTAGAAAATTATGGTAATGGGGGTGATGAGTTTCAAAGTAACTTAAGTAGAATGTTACAAAACCACATACCCGTTTTCTTTGATAGATGGTCTATTACAGGAGGTAGTGGAGCGAAAGTAGATATTGGAATGACAGGAACTAAGATAACCAATACTAGAGGAATACATGTAGTTGGAACTGCTAATTCTCAAAAGGAAATAAGAATAGGGTTGGCTTTAGGAACGGTCAATTTTATTGACAACACTAGTACTACTGCCGGTTTCGCAAGTAAGACCCTTAGCACAGATTCAGTTACCTCTTCAAATAGTCCAACTTACGATAATGATGCTGATGGAGTTTTTGGTGGATTTAAGCCTACATTAAAAATAGATACTGGTTTTACTGCTGATGCTACATTTAATACTGGTTCTACCACTAAGGCTAGATTTGAAGCAGATGATAGCGATATTCTTGACCAACATGGAATCAGTGGTAATGCTAATATGCACCTTTATATAAATAGTAATAAAGTTCCTAAATTTACTAAAACATTATTATTAATTGATGGTACTTCACCCGACACAGTGACCATGAATAATAACGCTACATCAGCAGGGGCAGAAGCGGGGGTTAGATTTAGTAGGAATTATGCCGGTAGTGAGGATGCCACAAATGGAACGGAAGTTCATACTCTAGTATTTGCAGATTATTTAGAGGGAGCCACTATCAATACAAGCAACATACACTGGCTAAGTTTCTTAGATTTAACGGGTTGTTATTTAGTGGGAGAAGAAGTTAAAAGACACAATTCCGATGGTACAGTAGAAGATTATGAAACGGCGGGGGATGAAGGAATAGGTGGCTCACATGGACTATCAAGCACTACAAACTCACTTAGACAAACTATGGATTTAGGAACTCCAAAACACATGCTTTATGTTATTTCCCATGAAATAGATACTACTGGGGAGAATAGAAGACACATATTAACAGTTAGTGGAACTTTCCCAAGCGCACAAAGTAGCCGTACCTCTTCTATTAGATTTAAGACATTTAGAATTATGCAACCAAACCATACTTGTTTTTATGATTATAGCCCCAAAAACATTAGAATAAATCAAATGTCTTCTAGGTACACAAAGAAACCAAGAGAACATGCTATGTATGATACAATAAACCACTTCTTGTATAAAGATAAATTAGGCTCTAAAATAGATGAAGGAAACAATGAAGCGGTTCTTTCAATGTATGTAGTAGTAGACCCCGATGGACAAACAACAGAGGGTAATTTAGCCATTACCAATCCCGTTAATCTAAGAGATAATATAATGTCTACCGGAGAAATAGAAATGAATATTAGCGATGGCGACAGTAGCAACCTTACATCTGTGACTTTTACAGATGGAGGAGATGATATTGGCTTTGAGGTAACTTTAGAAGACCAAAAAGAAATGCTAGGGGTTGTTTCTATGTCCGAAACTATTGGTGTTTTAATCAATGAAGAAAACACAAAAATAGGTAAAAGAGCATTAATTGGTTCTGCCGTTTCGGTTGCTCAAGATGCTGATTTACTAATCAATGAAATATTAGAAGAGAATAATATAGAGTTTGATATAACAGAAACTTCTTATCCATATTTTGTTGCACCTAATTATATAGGCGTTGATTTATTTTCAGCAATAAACTTCTTAATGAATAAAAAGAATAAAGTATTAATTGAAGATAATGGAACATTTACAATAACAGAAAAAGGAACTTCTAACTTCTTTCCTAACATATTATTTAGCACAGAAAATAGCGACACTCAAATTTTTACCTATAATAAAGAAAAGAGCATGTTTGATTTCTATAATGAAATTATTGTATTTGGTAAGACACATAGAGCAATAAGAAAAGAATTAAATAGTGTAAAAAAGAAAGGTAAAAAGACACTACAAGTTTTTGAAAATGAACTAATTAACCAAAACGATGTTGATAAAAGAGCAAATGAACTTTTGAAATTACATAACGATACTAACTTTGGCCTTAAATTAAATGTAGGGCATAAGGGGGTTTCACAACTAAGAGTTGGAGATGTTGTTACGGTAGAGATAGCCCAAGAGAACATACCTAGAAGTGAATTTGTTGTTTTAGAAATACAACATAACTTGGCAGGAACTTTAGACTTAGAACTAGGAAGTTATACTAAAGGACTGGAAGATAGGTTTGCTGAACTAGCAGTAGGTAACAGGGATATAAATAATAAAATAAGAGAGGGTTCTTTTAACGATAATGAATTAAATTTTGACTTCTTAGAAAAAATTAAAATTAAAACAATCAAATTCTTAGCAAGGAAAAAAACTATATCAGCAGGTGGATTTACACTAGGAACTAGTAGTGCCACTTCACAAACGCTAAATACAAACACCAATGCACTAAATATAGGCACGACCACATTCACTACATTAGTGGAGGAAGAATTTTGATAACTGAAAAACTACAGAACTTGTTGGCTACACAACTAAAAAATTTAGTTGATGGTGGAAGTGCAAAAGTGGGATTGGGTGGAAATTCAACTTACTCATCCCAAACAGACTTAGATGTAGTTTTAGTGGGTGCAACTTCCGTATCACCATACCAATCGGGAACTAATGTTGTGCAAATTAAAGTCACAATGTCCGGTGCAACTGCCGCTATGACAGGCCAAGTTATTAGGGAACTTGGGGTTTTTGACGATGAATCTAACATGTTACTTAGACAAAACTTTGATGGCATTGGCCCATTTTCTTCTAATGATACATTGGAATTTTTTATACTATTGGAGGTAGAATAGAATGACAAATGAAAACAACCCGCACCACTATTCAACGGTGGACAATAATGAAGCAAACATAGCACAGATAATAGACTCAACAGATTTCCCACATACAGGATTAATTAAAGCATTGAGTTTAGGCATGAAAGGAAACTATGTGGTGAAAGGTTCTGCTACTGATTTTGACATTACTCAATCGGCACATAGCGGAAGCGGTGATGGTGGAAATGTTGTTGTTGTTGCAGCAGGTAAAATATTCCGTGATGGTGCTTTACATACAGTAGCAACTGCTAATTTTACTGCTACTAGTTTTCAAGCAACACAACACACTCACCATCTATTAGTTGCCGATATTGGAACTTGTGGCACAGGAGCGCATACAGATGAAGCAACTTGTGTGGCGGCGCATAGTAGTCAATGGAATCCAACCCCCATATTACAAATAAGAAAACATGGTAGTTCTACTCAAAATGCAATACCTCCTTATACAGAAGGAGATACAATAATTGCAGTATTAACCTACACAGGAACTAGTAGCACTAACGGTTTCAATGCCATGAATGTTCAATTCTTAACAACAGGTAAAGTTGCTAACAATGTAAGTATTGGATATGGAACTTCGGCTTATACGGAGGCCATGTCAATAAGTGCAAGTGCCGGAGATACTACAATAGAAAACAAAGTATCGGATAAGGATATTATTTTTAAAGTAAATGATGGAGGAACTCCTACAGAAATAATGAGAATAGATGGTTCTACATCAAGAGTAGGTATTGGAACTACTGCACCCGCTACTGACTTACATATTGTTAATGCAGCAGACCCCACTATTACACTACAACAAGGTTCGGAAACAGGTACTTTGAAAATTAAAGGACTACAAGATTCACAAGCACAAATCATAGCCGAGAATGCAACGGCAAGCGAGGGTGTATCGTTAGATTTAGATGCTAAGTGTGTAGACGGGCAAAGCCAAGAAGTGAGGATATTTAGAAACGCTAATGGTGATAGCGATGGACTTTTTACCATAAAACAAACGGGTACAAACACAAATGTCTTACTAATCTTGTCCGACAAAGACGGAACTGCCCATGAAATGCAATTTAATGGAAAGGTGTTAGTTGGAACTGCCACAGATGACCCCAATGCAATATTAACAGTAGAAGGTGCAATATCCTTAGATGAAATATCAGCCCCTACAAATACTGCTGATAGAGGACAACTATACACTAACGCTGATAATCATTTACATTTTATTAATGGTGCAGGAACAGATGTAAAAGTCACAGAAGAAGTTTTTATTGTTGCTTTATCGGATGAAACCACTAACCTAGCAACGGGAACGGCTAAGGCAAGTTTCCATATGCC